AACTCCCCCTCGTTTCTATACTTTTTAAGTATTAAGCAATGAAGTCAATCTTCACTACGGGCTGGTCAGCACCAGAGCCGGCATTGATTTCCTCGAAACCAAGAGACTGGCTAGCGACGATCACTCGACGCTGGTTCATAACTTCGTAGTCCTGCTCAACGGTTACACCGCGAAGACGAGGAGTTACATAGTTACGAGTGTAACATGCAAATGCAGCTGGTCCAGCCGCAGCTTCTGCTGCAAACTGATCAGATACAACTACTGGAGTACCGTAAACGGCTCCGATAGTACCAGTTACACGTGCTGCAAGATCAGATCCTACTTCATCCAGAGTCTGGAAGCTAGCATCTTCTAACAGATCGTAGTAGCTGTTCTGGCTTACGATGTAGGCCAAATCAGTTGGGTTAAGACCATACTTACCCATGCCCTGACGAGCACCAAGCAACATAGCTGAAGTCATCTTAGCAGAGTTACCTGTAGCGATAGAAGCGCCATCAAGGTCAATCTTGCCAGAGTGAGTAGCTGCGTAGCCGTCAAGACCAGTGATAGAACCACCGCCCATAATGAATGCAGACTCAACAGCTTTTGCGTGAGCACGAGCTACTGATTCAACGATCATAGGCATCAAGTTAATGAGTACTTGCTCGTCAACGTCGTTGTCCATGAAAGAACTAGAAACGAGACGGTAAGCATTCAAGATTACTTGCTTAGGCTGGAACTTGTTAGCATTGCCACCAGAGTTACCTTGGTTCTGCAAGTTTCCGCCAGTAGCGGCAGTTGCCCATGCAGCTGCGTCAACGTCAGGCTGGATAGGAAGTACAGTTGCTGCACCATTAACTGGGATTTCACGGAACAAACGAGCTACTTTCAGCTCATTCATGATTTCTTTCTCGATGAGATTAGAAACTTCCTGATCGATGTCTGCTGCGTTAGTAGTATAATCGATACCAGCTTTTTCCTGAAGGTCTTGAGCAAAAGAAGTATTCATACCTTTTTGAGTCATAACACCAAGAAGGTGAGCAGTCATAAAGTCCTGGCCCCACTTAGTAATATCGCCTTTACCAGAACGGTCAGAAAAAGTCTTCTTGCTATTTTTCATAGCATCGATTTCTGCTGATTTCTCTTCCAACTCAGACTTGTACTGCTTAAGTACTTCGTCAATTTTTGCGTCTTTTTCGGTAAGCTGCTTCTGAACGTCAGCCATAAGAGCTTCAACGCCAGTTTGTACGCCAGTTTTAACGCGGATTTCTTCGGCTTCAACAGCCTGTGCTTTTTCAACTTCTGCTTCGGCTACTGCCTTTGCTTCTGCTTCATCAGCTGCTTTTTGCTCGGCTTGCTTCATAGCAATCTTAGCAGCTGTGTCTTCAGCTACCTTCTTTGCAAAAGCTTCCAAGTCGATGTTTTGATTATCCATCTTGATCTCCTGATCTGCGGAATTAATATCCGCGCTTTGAGGTGTGTCACTAGCTATTCCCGAAGTAATAACTTCTTCCTTAGCCAGAGACTGACCTGCTAGATCTACACGATTTGTGAAAGTTTTTTTGAATTCTTCGTACTCTTCAGAAGAGTCAAAAGACTTCGCGAGCGAAAAAGTGGCCGATTGATTGCATGGCACAGATACTACAGATACCTCAAACAACTCAGCGTCCTTAATCATAAGTCCGTCGGTTTCCTTAATATAATCAGCATCCTTGACTCGGAAACCTACGGAAAAGGCCCCAAGAACACCGTCTTTAACTAGTTCTGCAACATTAGCGGGTGCAGACTTGCTAATCTTACATTCTAACTCCAAACCATCTGGTCCAGATTTCAGACCAGTAGCTCGGCCAATAGGCTTGTCATAATCATGATTAAACAAGATAATTGGATTTTTTTCAAAGTTCTTTAGTCCACCTTTTTGCCATGCTTCTGCTGAGATGGAATCACCCGCGCGATCAAAGTCAGCCGTGCTTGCCATTCCGCGAATCATCACAGATCCATCATCCTGCTCATGAGTCTTGAAAGTAGACGTCAGATTAAAGATTTTATTCATCATCTTTATCCTTTTTTACTGCTGGTTTAACAGCAGGCTTGACCGCAGCCTTAGGTGCTGGCTTAGGTTCTTTAGGCGGGGCAGGTTTTGGTTTAGGAGGAGGGTTTTCCTTCTTCTTAATTTCTGCCCACACTTCTGGAAGAGAGCCTTCTAAAATACTTAACATACGACTCCAGCTTCCAAAAAAGTTGAGTACAAGGCCTGCTCGAATAGGTGTGCGTGTTTCAATATGCTCATACTCACGCTTACTGAGTACCTTACCTTCTTCTAGCATTACCATTGATACTGCTTCGAGGACTTTTCCTCGTTTTCTAATACTTCCCATTATTCCTCCGTTTCCTCGACAGGGCGTCCACCCTCGTCTGGGTTAGTTGCTGATCCTGCAATGTTTGCAGGAACGCGAATTTCTTCTGTACCTTCAATAGGCTCAAAGCCTAATCGGTCTCTTGCTTCTGCGGCAGTAATAATACCGCCATTTACTAGTGAAGTATAGTAAGCTGAAGCATCTCGTAGTTCTGGTTGCAAAGCGGGAATATCAGAAATATCCTCACGTAATTCAAAACCAAAAAATCTTTCGAGTCCATAATTAATTTTTCGGACTATAGGAAGTATAGTCTCCAAATAGTACATCCGCATATTTGGGCGAATGTTGGCGTTGTTGCCAGAATCCATCATAATTGGAGGGATTCCGAGCGCCTTTAAAATAATCTTTTCATTTTCTTCTATCGAAGTTTGAAAATCCAATTCTTTAAAATTTACATTAGATATCGCATCTACTTCGATTCCACCGTCTAAAATAAGAGGTCGTCTTCCTCCCGCATCTGGACGGTATCTTGCTTGCCAAGAAACCATCATACGCTCTTTAATTTTCTCGGAAAGTGTGTTAGGAGATTTAAGTACTAGACCTGGCACAGCTCCGTTCTTAAAAAAGTTATCTTGAAACGCTCTCATGCTTTTCATAAGAATCATTGTGCGTAATGCAGGCTTTAGTCTTGGAACTCCTCGATAGATTGAGTGGAAAGAGTTTTCTTTAATATGAATAATCTCATCCGGACTAAAAGTAATATCATGCATTGTAAACTTTTCGATATACGTCTCTTTGCTAGAATGTATTCGTACATCTGTTGCGGGTAAGTGATAGAGATGTGCTCCATCAAAATACATAAATATATTGCCATCAATTAAAAAATCAGTAATAAGATTACGTTTAAAACTGTTAATATCTTGGTAAGGGTTAGGAGACTTGTTTAAAAGTACTTCTACTTTAGACCTTTTAATACCTGGAACTACGCCTCTAAAAGCGTTGTCTCTCGATACCATAGTAGGAATCTCAGCTACGTCATCAACGATCATATTTACGCCGCGATTAACGATTTCTAAGTCTTCATATGCTTTTTCATAACTAAAGCTTGGCTCTCGTGAAGAGTTAATATCATTGCCCATGTGAAGCTGCGCAGGATTTAACTTCTCCTCAACTTCTACAGGTTTTTTCTCAAAAATATTATACCATGCCATTATGTTTTTCTCTTTGAATCTCTACCCAACGCATTTGCTTTTTTGCAGTGCCTAAACCCGGGTCTTTGCCATAAATTGAGTGAAGTTTTAAATGATGAGTATGACATAGTGTAACTGTGTAATCATATAGCTCAGCATGATGCTCTTCTATAAAGTCATCCCGAAGTGCTTGTATATACTCGGGATTATGTTTGTTCTTTGTTAACCATTGATTTAACAATGGTGTTAAACTGTAAAAGTGGTGAAAATCAAGCTGCTCTGTCTCATTACAAATCTCACAAGCGGTGCCTTTTTCATACTTGGACTTAGCCTTATCCCGTACATACTTTACAACATCACGTTTTAACTTAGGCATTTTCCATTAAATCCTCAATTTTTATCTAAAGAATTATATCGGCTTTGGGGTAACTTGTCAATAACTATTTTTGAGTAGGTATCGCTAGAAGGATATATTTGCAGTTTGAAATGAATATAATCCATAGCGAAGACCGTCTGCCATGTGCGAAGCCATGTTGTGCTTCGGCTTTTCCTTTAATAGATTAGGATTGGGATCCCACTGATAAGCATCTAAACACTTAAGGGACTCTTTACATTCTTGGTCAACATAAAGCTTGTCGTTGTCGATAATGCCCGATACATATCCAATTCCATCCAGTACAGACTTCTTAGCGTTAATGGTGGAGATGTCATAGTTCTGCGCGAGATCGAACCTTGTTTGCTGAGCAGCACTGTCAATATAGATATAATCAATATCCCAACGATCAATAAGTTTTTGTATCTCAAGAGCATGTTGCTCCGTGGTTCTCTCTGAATTAAAGTACTCATCAACTAAGTAAAATTTGTCCTCATCCCAGTCATATGCAATTACACACAACGCTGTAGGATCCTTATACCCTACGTCCAGTCCTGCGAAGACGTCCATCTTCGAGGTATCCAATTGAGACAAGTCTTTTACTTGTGTCTCAAAGTTAAACTTCCATATCTGACCTTCATAAGTATTAAAGTCAGCTTCGTACTCTTGTCTAAACTCTGCTTCTGACATAGACTTACGTGCTTCTGTTATATCTGTCTCCGACATTCGAGGGTTATCTTGATATGTTGCTCGTATGCTGCACCACTCTGGGAACTCTTCTGAAAAGCCTCTATAAAAGAACTCAGAAAACCAGTTGTTGCGACCCCGTGGCGTGGAAATAAAAAGTGCCTTAGAATTTTCCTTATCTAGTGTTGGTCTGAGCGCCACGTTGAAGGCATCTTTTCCATCAGCGAGAGCAGCTTCGTCAAAAATAATAAGATCGTAAGAACGCCCAACACAAGAATCCACTTGATTAACTGATCCCATACGGACTGTAGACCCATTCGAGATTTCAATAACTTTATCTTTTGCATTATCTTTTGTAACTTCTAAATCAAAATGTTTAATTAGGTTCCTTTGTAAATCAAAAGAGATCTGAGACAAAGAATAGTTTGGGGACATAATAAGAATGTTAGAGCCGGGCACTAAGGACACGAGCTGTCCAATAATGTTGGCAATATAAGTTTTGCCTTGCCTTCGGGAGACGGCGGCAGAGACAAAACGGTATTTTGGGTTGTTAATCGCATTTATAATTGCTATTTGCGATGGCAACGGTGTGACGTTCAAAAGGCCCAAGTACGGGCCAATTGGAAGTTTTAAGAACTTTGCCTCAGATCCTAATTCAACTATTTGATCGGATATAATATCTCTCCGACTTACTTCAACTGCCATATTAATCTTCTTTTTTCAGTAGTGTCCAGATTCCATAGCCTAAACCAATCCAGGCCATCATTTTTGCTAAACCACCGAACAGTATTACTGATCCGCAGATTCCAATAAGCATAGCACCATCCCATGATGTACGCTCTCCTACAAGTCTTTTAAATAAGTTCATACGTGAGTACCTCTCTTTTTATGACCATTCCAAGCCACAAAGCCTGCCGCTGCTAATGCCCAGTAAGCAAGATAATTTAAAAACTTAAATCCATTTACTTCAATACAAATGTCACGAAATAGTTTGTCTGCTTGACTTTGGTTCATTCGAGTTGTATTCGTTCCATCTTTCTTTTTCAGACAAGCAAACTTATAAACATAATCGTGAACAAGACCGCCCATTAGGAGTACTCCGGTAGGAGATAACCACATTGCTAAAAACTTTGGTACTGATGCACCATCAAATTCAAAACCTTTAGGAACTACGTACTCTTCACCACCGAGTTTAAAATGAAAGTCATCACAGATTTCCCATTGACGAACACCCATTAACCAATGCCAAATTCCTTTAAAAAAGCCTTTATCTTTTGTTGAGATAGGCAAAGGTTTCATATGAGGCATTTCATCATATTCAAAGCCTACACGGTAATCACCTTGGCCATCAAATTTAGTAAAAATAAAACCTACTATTACTAGTACTCCAAATACTGTCCACTGCCAAAAAGTCATCGCTAAATCAAGTAACATTTCCATCTATTTCTTTCCTCCTACTGCATCTGCGGCGAAAAAGGCCGACACTAGTACTGCGATTGAGGCAAAGTAAGTTGGAGCTATGTCTGCAATTAAGTTTGCCGCGGAATCTAACCCAAATAAAGAAGTTAGAAAAATACCGAAAGGGTACAATAAAAGACCTACTAAAGAAAACCAAGCCATCTTGCGAATAGCATCTCGCTGAGCATCTTTATCTTCTAGTTCTTTTCGTTTAAACTCTAGATACATCTCTTTTTCAGTTTCGGATACTTGTCCGTCACCGTTTGTGTCTGCGGGATGAAACCCTGTTTTTTCGTCTACCATTTAACTTTGTCCGCCCAATATGCTGCGGACATCTTGCCCTTAGCGATATTCTTGGCGTGTCGTGCTTTAAAAGACGCCCTCTTTTTTCTCATTGCTGTAGACTCACCAGCCTTCGGCTTCCCTGCCGTTTTAGCTCCCTGCTGGCCGAAACGAATTGTTTTTATCTTACTGCCAACCTTAGCTACTACGATGTGCGACTTCTTTGCATGACCGGGCGTACGTTTAGGTTTATTAAACCCCGCAACGCCTGCTCTCTTTAATCGAGAGTCTTTTTTCTTTGCTTTTCTTTTTGCTGGCATAGTTTATCCCTTCCTTCGCTTCATAGAAGCCTTGCGCTTCTTCTTAACGAAAGTCTTAACCATAGTAGGTTTACCTCCAGGATTGCCTGCTTTTCTTTTTCTACTTATTGCAGACTTCTTTTGAGCTGCGGACATACGTGCTGCTTTTGCTTTTGGAACGCACTTAGGGTACTTACTACTTTTTGCTTTGCTTCTCCCGCACTTGGCGTAACCACCTCCTTTCTTAGGACGAGAGATATCTACCCAGTCTTCTTTAAACCATTTAGTGAGACTCACTTAAATAGTCTCACTACTTTGCTGATTAACATCTTAAGGGCAGTCATATATGCCCAACCATGTCCAAACCACCAATGAAACTGATGATTCTTTTCAATAGCACTTTTAGAACCAAACGTACGAGTCCAATTATCTACATAGTCTCCTTTATACCGAAGCACTGCATGAGAGATTTTTCTTTTACTAGGTCCTACTAGACAAATTCCTGCTTGATGAGTGAGAAGCATCCACCACATTTTTAGGTGGCTTTCTCCACATAATCGGTAAAGAATAGATAGTGAATAGTCTTCGCAGTCTCCTACAAACTT